ATCTGCTCTCTCCCACGGATAATTTATCCAATCTTTATCTACTACTTCATAGTAGAATGTTGGTTGAACAGATGCAGTTTCTTTTGTGTGAATTGCTGCTGTTGGAACATTATACTTGTGTAATGTTAGTCCTGAATCACAGATATCATCTATTATCAGTACCTTACTGTCTAATACCATTCCAAACTTAAATAATGGAATGTTTAGTTTATGAGATAACATTACAGCAGGTATTAATCCTCCTCTAGGCATTCCAAATATATATTTAATATCTAGCCCACTGGATTCTACTTGAGACGCTATGTTATCCACAGCGGTCTCAATATAGTCCCAGGTAATAAATCTTTTGTTCATATTATTTTTCATAGTTTTGTATAGTAGGTATTTCTACTGCGTCATAAGTTACTTCAAAAATATCAGGTTTACAAGGATAATATTCACCCTTTACTCCACGAATTACATAGTCCCCTTTGGAACATTTCATATCACCTTCTAAAGTTGGAATTAGTAAATATGGAGAACCATCTTCTTCTTTTCCAATTTTAAATTTTCCTACATCACTAAGTGAGAAGATATCTAAACATCTGAAGTTTCCATCATATTGTACTGCCTCAATTACTACTGGTTTTTTTCTATACTGTGGCATGTTTTAAAATTTTGTTCCATTTACTTCAATCGCGTGTAAGAATTCTTCTCTAATTAAATTGTCTTTTTCCATAAACACACCACTAAACTTATTTGTAGTCATAGTAGAACCGTGTTTAATACCTCTATGTGAGCAACATGTATGCTTACAAGCAATACTAACTGCTACTGATTCACATTGCATTTTATTAGCAATATAATCGTGGATTTGTGTTGTTAATGACTCTTGCATTTGTGGTCTACGTCCAAACCATTCAACGATACGATTTAATTTACTTAAACCAATAACGTTTTCAGCAGGAACATATGCTACAGTAGCATATCCTGTAAATGCTAAATTGTGGTGAGCACACATACTAACAATAGGGATACCTGATTGGATTACTAATCCATCATATCCTTCATCATTAGGGAATACTGTAATGTTTGGTTCATCACTAATACTACCTACGATTAAGTCCTTTAACCACGCTTTAGCTACACGACGAGGTGTATCTTCAGTTTGTCTATCCGCTTTGTAATCAAACCCCACTGCTGTAAGGAACTGAGCATACGCCTCAGATGCATTATTAATCATTTGCTCAATCTCTTCTGGTGTACGAGCTAAATTACCATTTGATTTTTTTAATAGTTCCATTTATTTATTTTTTACTTTAATTTATTGATTTGTCTAATCATGTTTACAGCACCGAATGCTGATAATATAGCTATAACGACATAGCCCCATATAATTAATTCTTCCATATTATACATTTAATGTTTTATTCCAAGCGGCAATATGCAATCTAGTTAAACCACGGAAACGATATTTTTTAGCCATTTCAAGACAGAATTGAGTACGCTCTTCGAAATTCTCAGCATCGTCTAAACCAGGCATACAAACAACGTTTTTAAGCGGTATATTAAATGGTACTACGAAGTCACGGAATAATTCTTGTACATCTTCTTCTGTGCTGATAACGAACTTAAACTGATAGTTCTTATGTTCCATAATACGCTTGATAGCAGCAGGAACAATACGTTGTTTCTCTGTCATACCTGAATTATTTAATTTAGGTGAACAGTTGATTTGATCCAACATTTTAAATAATGGTTCTTCAATTACAATTGTGCCATTAGTTTCAATTTCATAGAATGGTGTTACATCATTTCTATCAAGATATCTACTTAACCAATAGTTAGTAAAGTTAACGATTGATTCTTGGTGTCCTTTAATTGTTGGTTCACCACCAGTCCAAATAATATGAACAGAACCATCTTTAATATAATCGTATACACCTTCTTCTTTCCAACGATTGATTAGATAATCGAATTCTTTATCTTCGCCTCTCCATAACCACTGAGATGTACTGTCGCAAGTCCAGGTTGCTTTACCTTCTTTATGTAAATCACCTTCGAAGATTTCACCGTCTTCTAGGTTCTTATCTTTCATTAATTGGTTGGTAAATGCTCTACTCATACCACAAGTTAGGTTACAAATACCAAAACGTACGAAGTATGAAGGAACGCCTGATGAAATACCTTCACCCTGCACAGTGTAGAAATCACTACTGATTAGTAGTTTGTGTGGATCGATTTTACTCATTTGAATAATGTTTTTATATAATTAAATATAGGACCAAAATTATGCCACTCTAAAATAAAAGCAGCAATGCTTGGATGTTTATCTCCACACAGTCCTAATATATGTAATACTTCATGCATAATAATAAATTAAAAAAACATCCACCTTTTTAGGGGTGGATGTTGGGTGAATTACGCTTGAGCGAATTCAGTGTTTTTTACACGACGACGTGTTAACATGTACATTGCGTTAGCAATTGTATCGTTTACTCTACGTCTACCGTTTGTAATGTTTGACAAGTGGCTAACAGAGTAATCAGTTTCTTCTGATAATCTTGTTAAATCACCTTGCTTTTGACGGTGAGTAAAAAATGCTAATTTTGCTGTGCGGTTTAAGTAGTTCGCACGTACTTTAGTTTGATAACTCATAACTATATTTGATTTTTGTTTACGAATTGTGTTCAGCTAATACTTTTTCTACATGAGCCTTAGCTACTTCCCATGTTACAGGACCTGTTTCGTCAGCATATGCTACAGGATCAGGACGTCCTAATTTAATGAATGCTTCAATACGCTCTACTGATGCAGCTGATTTATAATCAGAATACCATTCACCATATTCATCTCCTTGACAGTAGTAAATTGGTTTATAAGATGTATTAGTACGCTTATATACCTCATTAAAATCGAGACCCAAGATATCACAAGATCTTTGCCCGTCCTCTAAAATATCAAATTTATTAACTTCAAGATATGGAGTGTAGTGGTATACTAATTCTGAGTCCCAATTGCCTGTTTTAAATGCTTCAAAATCAACATCACGGAACTCTTGTCTACAATCAGGATAAATAGCATGATCACCAGCATGAATACCCATAGCAATAGCTACATCTCTTTTTTCTAAAACTCCACCTCCTAAATCTTTAGTTGCAAGCGATAATGCTACAGCTTGAATTAATGAAGAGAAAATCTTATTACGATTAGGTACAACTGTTTCTTTCATGTTGTCTTGTTCGTAGTGTCCTTCAGGAACATCACTACCACCAGTTACTAAAGATGAATTTAATAATTGAGATAAACCATCTAATTTAATAATTTGAAATGTTATATTTCCGTAGATAGGTTTACCACCACATCCACAGTTTTTTTCATTTACATAGTCAACTAATGATGTAGCACGCTCTAATTCTACTTTGTGCTTTTGACCATAATCAAAACCCAATGCTGTTACTTCATAGCCATTAGCTAATAGGTGTAACAATAATGAACTACTGTCCATACCACCTGATAATGATAAAACTGCTTGTTTCATTTAAAATGAATTTATTTGTTTGGGATCGTATTTACTTATTAAACGCTTACTCCCGTTTAAGCGTTATTATGTGCTATAAAATATAACTCCAAAAATATTCTTGGATATAACATAACAGGACCAGCATATTTTGTATTTGATACTTGTCTTGTTTTGCATGGTACTCTAGATGCTGATGCAACTTCTGCTACTTGCTTACCTAATTCTTTACCTGCTGCTTTACCTAAATAATCGTAAAGTGAAATAAATTCTGTCATAACTTTTTATTTAATAAATGATTTAAACTTGTGTACATTAAATATAATATCTTCTTTCTGCCCGCTTAAATCTTTCTCAAAATAATGTTCAAGTTTTTCTTTTGGTTTGAAACTAATACCACTATCAGTGTATCTTACCCCTTCAGCTCCAACTAAAATTGGATTAGACGTATCCACTGATTTGATAAATTTCCAATCAGCATATGACATAAATTCTTGTGGTAATGAACAACCTAATAAGTGATGATAGAATGATTTTCTGATAATATCTGATTGGACTAAACGTCTAATTAATTCCATTCTACCATACATTGCTGCTTTTAGATGTTCTAGATTGCCATATTCTTTTTGGTATGCAATACTAGAATGATTAAATGCAATGTGGGTATAACCTAAATCAACTAATGTTTGATATGTTGTAATTAATTCACCTATATCTTGTCCTTGACATACTGCCATTAGATTAACACCTTCTGGTAGATGTTGCTTGTAATTAATCATCCAACTCTTAGCGTTGCGAAGAGTAGTTGTAGCATCATTCCAAGCGTCTGGTACTATGAATATGTCAGGGCGTACTAAATTAATCTTTTCTAATAAATCTTCAGTTGTGTGAACTACTCCTTCGAATAAACCATTATCCATTATAATAAAACGTTTATCTAAACGTGATTTCTGAAAGAATATTCTGTATTGGTCGTAGTGATCAATTAAATGTGGTAAGCAATAATCGTAATCATTCCATTGGTAAGCATAATGCATTAAGCCTAAAGGCAGCTCATGACTTATTTTCATAGGTGTGGAGTTTCTTTTTTAATTTATTAATTCTAATTTGACAATACCATTTTCCCATATTACCAGATGCATTAGCATACCTTTCTTCCCAGTATTTGATACCCTGGTTTGTTTTTGCATTTTTTTTCTCTAGATGGTCTACATCCCAGTAGCTGTTATTTTCTAAATTTAATTCTTCCCACAAGCCTTCACTATGGTGTGGGTGTTGTTGTTCGTACTCTTCACGAAGCATCTTGCGACGTAATTTTTCTAGGTTTTTGTCAAGTTTCTTACTCATATATGGCAGTGTTTTTAGCGTGTTCCATGAATTCCACTTTCGCTACTTTAACTCTACCTTCAGTTTCTTGTCTAACAAAATCATCTAACTTCTCAAAAACATACTTTGCAAATTGTTCTGCTCCAACAGCTGGGATTATTCTTAATTGTATAATACCAAGTTCATCCATTGTTTTAAATCCACCTAATCCTGGATCATCTTCAGCTACGATTGTAGTATGATCAAACATATAATCCATCCACTCTTTAGGGTTCTTACCATCAATGGCATTTTTAGCACGTTTCATACCCCCAAAGTCCCAAACCCAATTACGTTCGTCTAAATCACCTTCGAACCATACTCTAAATGATACTCCGTATCCATGAAGAAATCTACAGTGTGTTCCTTCTGCTTTCCATTGACGGAATACTGTACTGAAACCGTCAAACAACTTTGTTGATTGAAATTTGTTTTGTGCCATGTTAATCTTTATTTTTTACTGTGATATTTGATCTGAATAGAATACCTGCTATTAAATTTAAACCACAAGCCTGCCAAAAACTAATGTATGGTAAGCTGAATAATTCAGGCATAAGTAGATTCCATAGTATTTGTAATGGTAATCCAAACAACATTGCTACTAGCATAATTAAACCAATAACAACTAATATTCCCTCCACTATATTATTCCTCATCGATATCAATTTTAATATCAGATAATGATTGTTCTACCTTAGATGCAATATCAAGTAATTCACCTAACATTGCTGTTTGTTGTTCTGGGGTTGCTACAGTTATGTTTTTCTGTATTTCGAGCACTCGTTCGTGCATTTTATTTGGATCCATTTTCTTTATTTGGATTAAATTTAAGTAATTTTTCTGCCAATACCACATTTTTCCTAGTGTGTTTTGGAGAGTAGGGGCAGTGTCTACAACCATTTCCACAGCATTCGCCTCTATTAATGTGAGCGAGCGCAGTGAAAATCACGCGCTCGCCCTCTATATAATAATCTACATTTTCAATAAACTGTTTCATCTATTTCCTTTTATGCTTCCGTACACTCCACTTATTATGTTTTGTACTAGATTATCATGACTCATTTTTATACTATTTCACATGCACCACCAGCACAAGCTGCTTGATCCATTAATGCTGTTTCATCGCTAAATTCAACAACCTTACTTAAATCAATTGAATGTAGGTGTTGAGCCATTTCATTGAATTGTTCTTCAGTAATATCTTCGAATGGAGCTTGTTTGTATGTACCTCCAAAATAAGGTAATACTGATAAGCCATTGAATGTGTTTCTGTTTTCCCACATCCACTGTCCTACTTGTTCCCATTCGCCTTCTTGAATTGATACAGTTGCAGATACGTTGTTTGTGTTAGCACCTTTTCTATGTCCTTTTTTAACCCACTGCATGTTAAATTTCTTAACACGCTCTAACATATCCATTACGTTTTCAGTTCTTAAAATTGATCCTTGTGGAGCACGTTGTGGTACTGAAATTACAGCTTGAATTGTTGGTTTGAAGAAATCATCTTCAACTAATTCTGGGTGGTTAGCTGCTAAGTAGGAGTAAATAGCTTCGTTTTTACCTACACGAATACGTCTGATGTAGAAGTCATTGTGCCAAGCGTGAATACCACTTGCAGTACCTAATACTAATGATGAAGTACCTGATGGTTTAACTGTAGTTACACGAGCTGCTTTGTTAACACCAATTAATTCTGCTACTCTTGCATTTTCTTCTTTAGCTAAATCAGCTGCTTTCTTCAAGTCATAAGCTAATATAGTTCCAGATCCAATACCTGTCATACCAACACCTAGTAAAGCATCTTTTTCAGTTGTTTTACGCCATATATCTCTTAAGTAATGGAAATCAGTATATGCTGCTTGTAATGTGCCAATAAAGGCACCTACACGTACTCTTTCATTTAAGTCTTCTTGTGATTCAACATTTGAAACGTTTACTTCACATAAGTTACAGAACTGATAAGAACGTAAAGCAATTTCACAACATGGGTTAGTACCCCAGTCTTTATCATTTGAGAAATAAATGCCTGGTTCACCAGATCCACTTAATTCAATTTTCTTCCATAATTTAAAGAATTCTTCTTCATCAATTTTATGACGCATTACAACTGCAGAGTTGTTAGCACGTCCTCTTTGTGGGTTTTCTTCCCACCAGCTACCAAACTTACATGTTAACATTGCTTCATCATCCAAATTGAATAATGAGATTAATGCTGCACGTCTAATACCACCAGATAATACTGCATCTGCAATATGGCAAGCCATATCATGAGCATCGATTGATGTTAATCTATCACCATTTTGTTTACGATCAAATACTTTTTGTAAGTTGAATAAACATTCTTTTAATGGTTCAGGACCAGGTGCTTTACCACCTACAGTGATTAACTGAGCGCCTTTTGCTCTGATGTCTCTAAAGTCGAATAGAGGCAAAGGAGCACCTGTAAAATACGCTTTACAAAGCATTCTTACAGCATCAGCCCATCCTTCAATACTGTCGCCTATTAGGTATCTTTTTTGTTTAGTTGGTACCTTAATTTCAGGTAGTTGATCTATGTGGTGAGTTTGTACTGAGTAGCCTACTCCGCATCCGCTCAATAATAAGAACATTATTTCGCTGAATGAACGCCAATCATCAATAGGCAGAAAACTGCAATTAAATATACGAGCATTATTAAGTTCAATGGGCTTGCCCGCAAACTGTAAGCTACGCATTGATGGTAAAACCTTTTTAGCGTAGACCAATTTATAAGCTTCTTCGATTTCATTTTTTAGTTGGGGGAATTTAGTTTGATGCATTTCTTTATTACGCGTAACTAATTCAGTCCAGGTTTCTCTTCTTTTCAATTCAGGCACATACTTAGCGTACTTCATGTACGTTGTGATTTCGCTAAGAATTTCTTGCGTTACATCCATTTTCTTTTAATTTTTATTTTAGTGAGTTAATAGTATCTATGTATACAGATTTTGGTTGAGCACCAGTAAAACGTTGTTTTGCTAATCCATCTTTCTCAAAGATAACGGTAGGGATTGAGGTTACAAAATTTTCTTGTGCCGCTTCTCTATTTTCGTCAACATCTATTGTTTCAAATGTAACATCTGGAAAACTTGTTTGTATTTGTTCGAATACAGGAGCAAGAGTTTTACATGGGCCACACCAAGTAGCCGTGAATCGTTTAACCTTTATCATAATTTTTATTGTTGTAGTTATAAATATAGTATATACCTTAATTAATTCTCAAGCTTGAAAAACTTCTGTTGAAGTAGTTGCCTTTCTTCTGCACCCACACTCGAGAAATCGTTCACAGCTTTATTTTGGGAACCAGTCTCAATATCATCGTCATCAACTGGGTTTTGATCTATATCAATATATCCGTTTGATGTATTAATTCTGGATCTAAATGTCATACCATCAGCACCATATCTGTTTTTCATAATGTGCCAATTACCAGTTCCTTCAATTTTATCTTTACGTTTACGTGCTAATGATAAGATAATATCTCCAATCATAATTTTTTCATATGACCCCGCTGCATTATCTCCTTCAATGATATCTGATTTTGCAGCGCCTCTATTTGCTTGAGATGGTGATACAACAGGTATACCTTTTTCTTTAGCAAATGCTTTAGCAGCAACATAAACATCATCAATTTCTTCTTTACGTTCTTTTCTAGAACGTGTACGCATGTAATCTAGATAGTCAATGATAATTAAATCTGGTTTAAAGTCATTCTGGTGTTCTAGTTGTTGTAGGTGTGCTTCGATTACATCGAATGATGCTCTCTTAGGTGGGTATTCTTTGATGATTACTTTACCTTTTACTTTACCTACAATTTCATCTACTTCTTTACGGTGCAAATGTAATTTATCAACTTCAATACCCGAAAACACAGCATCGTATCTTTTACCAACATAACCTTCACCTAATTCAAGTGAATAGTGTACTACATTATATCCTAATGCTGCGGCATAAGCCCCCATTGCTGTAATAGCCCATGACTTACCACCTCCAGGATTACCGAATACTAATACTAAATCACCTTTACCATATCCCCCTTGAGTAATTTCGTTAAATACAGGCCAAGGGAATGGAATACAGTTTCTATCATCTTCACGATATCTAGCTTCAATATCTAAGTTATAATCTAATCCTATTGTTTTATCTTCACCTGCGTTAACTGCTTTACTGATTAGTTGTAAGATACTTTCAAAGTCATTCATTTCAAGTAACTGAACTGAACCTAATATTGCTTTTTTAACTTGCTGATTACGACAGAAGGTACTAAATTCATCTTCTACCCATTCTAAATCACTTTGATCAGACATTTTATATGCTTCTCTTAGTGCTTCAGCAATTGATATTCTTAATACTTCATTTTCAATCTTTTTTACCTCAATAGATAATGTTTCTACTGTGGGTGTTGTGTGATATTCACTAAAGTATTTCTGGATATATTCAATAATCCATTTGTGAGCTGATGATTCAAAATACTCTGAATCGAGTGAATCTATAATGTTAATTAGGAATTGTCTTTGCGTTAGCAAGGCTCCTAATACTTTTACTTGGAATACGGGTCCGTATTGATTTAATTTCTGTAATGTTGTCATAACCTAAATTTATTTGAAAGAATTTGGATAACCAAATAATTGTGTTAACCAAGATTGTACATTAGGAATTGATTCACCTAATTTATCATTATGATACAATTGAAGAAATATTGGCGAATTCAATTCATAAGAATTGGTAAATGCGTCTTTAACTAATTGTTTATTCTCTGGTGATAAGAAACTACCATTCAAAGACATCAATTGATGATTAGTATATAACTGGTAGCGTCTTTCTACAACAGATAAATATAATTTGTTTTCACTGATATTTTCTGCTGCTTTAGTAATAATGCCATCCACTGTTAATTGAACATCAGTTGCTAATTCTGGGAATAGCTTAAATAGTTTTTTAGGTCCTAATCCGCTAATGCCAGGGATATTATCACTTGAATCACCCATCAATATTTTGTAGTTAAGGAAGTTTTGACTTGTAACACCATATTCTTCCAATACGTCTTTTGGGGTGTATACTTTCTTTTTAGTAGGAGAATAACATTGTACTTTATCCGATACTAATTGTAAGAAATCCTTATCAGCAGACATGATAGTTACCTTTTGGGTGTCATCATGTGCCTGGAATTTAGTTGCTAAATAACCAATAATGTCATCTGCTTCTAGTCCATCAATTCCTACAACAGTGACAGGTAGGCATTTAAGGTACTGAATCAAACGTTCCATTTGATTGTTAATACTTTCCTGTTCCTCATCTTTCGATTGGAATATGGAATAATTCGTCATGCGATTAACATTACGATTTGCTTTATATGCTGGGAACAGATTTCTCCTAGCGTTTGAACCACCTACACCATCAAATACAATAACTACTTTAGTTGGATCAGTCATCCTGATCGCATAACCAATTGATTTTAAAAATCCTGTCAAACCACCAATATGATGGCCATCGGGATTTATATGATTAATCATAGTAAACGACCTCAAGAATGTATTGAGGCCGTCTATGATTAAAATTGAGCTTAGTTCTTTTCTGATGTCTGGT